TTTCATATAGAATCATGATTCAGAAGTATATTCATATATTTATTCTCCTCAAAAGAGAAGAATATATCATGAATTTTGATAACTAATCAAATCTTATGTTGTAGTGATACAACTACTAGTATTCGACTAGTCACCGGTGCTATCTCAAACAGGTTTTGGAAACCTGAAAGTGATATTCCGGAAACAGTTACTTCGATTATATTTAAAAGATATAATAGTCTTAATTGTGGGATCAATTTAAATTTCACATTATTTCAATGAAAAATATAAAGAAATCACAAAAAATTTCTTTAAGTGTAGATTACAAAACACTTTTAAGAAACCAAAACACAGCAAAGGCAATTGGTGCAATTACTCACGATTCTGAAAATAAAATTTTCAGTAGTATGAGGAGATTGTTGAAATTCTGCGATAAGAACTTTAAAAGTCGGGGTAGAACCCAGACTGCTAAAGCACTTAAAGCAGCTGAGAGAGAAGTCCTTATGAAGGGAACCCACTCTTGGTTCAATTTAAAGAAAATATTTAGAAATATATCAGATGAATCAATTAAAATATTGATGACATCTCATAGAAATATAAATGTTTTTCCAAAAATTGATCTTTCAACTATTCACCATAAAAGCGGTGATGTTGATAAATTCATTCTTCGTCATCATGAAGGAATACAAGCTGTTTTAAAACAACTTGTGGATCAGAGAATTATACCTGACATAAAAGCGCTTCAAGCTAAAAAACTTGAGGCAGTTACGGCATTTTATAAATCTCATCCAGGCATTCCAGAGAAGGATCATTTTAATGTCCATTATCTTTTAGATAGTGGTAGCATTTTAGATGATACTCCTCCAGGATGTCAAAAGTTTCCTTTACAATTAACGAGGAGGGCAAGGGCCAATGGTCCTGCCATATCAACTCACAGTCAAGATCTTTGTGGGGTGAAAAAAATCACACCACACCTTCTTGAACCAATACATAGATTATGGTCTAATTTTGATTTAGACTTTAAATGTGTCATAGATTCTTACCAAGAATGTAAAGATGATTGTAAACATCTTCCATCTCGGTTAGTTCCTTTACAAGATAAATCTTGTAAAACTAGGGTTATAGCAATATTTGATTATTATAGTCAAACTGCTTTAGCCGGATTCCATGAATTCCTTATGAAGATTTTGAAGAAACTTCGTAATGATTTCACACATAATCATGTTGCGGGTGTCAGATACCTTAAGAATTTTAAGAATAAAGGTCATAACCTTTATTCCGTAGATTGTACGGCTTCAACCGATACAATCCCTGCGAAATTCTCAATGTATCTAATACGTTCGCTTTTACAGTATATGCCCCAATGGACCCTGAATAATGATCAGTTTGTTACTGATCTTTATTCAGTTCTCTGTGATAGACCTTTCTATTACAATGATGGTGGTAAAATGAGTTCTACTTATTATACTACTGGACAACCAATGGGTGCATATTCCTCTTTCCCAATTTTAGGACTGACTAATAATGTTCTTGCTCGTCTTGCTAATTTTTATGAAAATAACAAGATTAAGAAAAAATATTATTATGCAGTAATAGGTGACGATATAGTCTTACAGGGTAAACCTGGACAGATTTATATTGATCTATTAGGGGAACTAGGCACGCCAATAAATACTTCTAAAAGTATTATCTCTTCAAATTCATTCGAATTTGCTAAGAGGTATATCCGAGATAAGAGAATCATTTCACCAGTCTCAATGAACTGTTTTTATGAATCTATGGTTTTAAATGAACCTGGAATTTTAATTTCTAGTTTATCAGACTATCAGAAAAAATTCACTTACAGAGATTTATTAAAGATCTTTCGACCTAAAGATATCAAACTTTCATTATGGAAGTTACAAGATAAAATTAAAGTTGAAGGATCTCCAAAAATCTTTGAATCCTCGGGTGCTATTGTGCAACATGCGGAATTGGTACAGACTTACCGTAGGATCTACGAAAGACCCAAACGGAAGAAACTTATTACCTCTGATCCATTTTTAGGAAGATTAAATATTCAACCTGAGATGGAAAATGGTTTTAGAAATAAAATCACTAAACTTCTCCAGAGTGGAGAAGTTTGGTGGAATATTCCTATAATCATGAGGCGTAAGATCGAAAATTTGGACTTTCTTGAAATTTTATATGACAAGAAGTTCAATTTTAAGTATCAAACTTTCAAAGATAACAAATTTGAGAGAAGACGAAGTTTCAAGCTTCGTCAGTACTGCATGGCCAATCGTAAACGATTCAC